GTGCAGATTCCGGGGTTCTCGCTGTCCATCTTCATGCACGCGTATGGGCCTTTGATCTCAGAAAGCTTCTGGTGCATCCGCTCGTGTGGGTACGGGTGCATATCCGACAACCAGATGGCTTTCTCTGCGCCATCCTCGCAAACCTTTGCCCAAGACAGAATCCCACGCCAAACAGGTTCCTTGCCATCCTCCGTAGCTGTGGCAATGTAGTCCTGAATCTGACCACACTGGTTCTCAAAGTTCCCAAACAAAGTGTAGCTATCTTGCAACAACTTAACCTGACTGCGTGTTGGCGCAGTGGGGCGTTGGCCGGGCAGGTCTATCTTAGGTGTAGGAGGTATAGGCACTTCCTCCAACTTTTCGTAAACAAGCGGGGAGAATGTTGAGAAGTCAAAGATGTCGCCTTCCTGCACTATGCGCACAGGGCGCGGCGTCGCATACTTCTTCTTGTTGTTGGCAGTTCCGGGCACACGCAAAATACGCGCAGTGTCTGCTGTCACCGACATGTCGATGTTAAAGCCTTCCTGTTTGCACAGACGCTTTAGATTCTCAGCAACAGGTTTCCATATAGTCGCAGGAATCTCGTCCTTCAACGGCCAGTAGCAATGCAAGCCTCCGCCTGAGTCAACCACCCATGGCGTACCAAGCGCGTCAAGTCCAGAATCTTGTAGAAACTGAACCAGTGCATCAGCCGCCGCTTTCTTGGATGCGTAACCATCCAAGTCCACAAAGAACGACTTAAGATACTGCGCTTCACTGGCGTTGCGCTTAGTGTCAAAGGTAGCTAGCCCATAGAAGACGTCATAGTTGTTGGCGTGCCACTGCTCGATTGTCGGGATGAGGTCTTCAATCTTGTCCGCATATACATGCTCTTTTTCTTTTGTGAGTTCTACCGCGCAATACAGGCCAAAACCTTCGGACGGCAAAACCACCGCTAAAAACTCAGCGGATGTCATGTGTATCCTTTGGTTACTTTAATTCGGGGTCGTTCGCGTGATCTACGCCTGCGGCAAAACCTTCTTCAAAGCCACGCTTGTATCCGTGTTCTAAACCGTTGCCACTGCCGTCAGCAAAACCTTCATCGTATCTATCGTGATACCAATCAAGTGTCTTGGCAAAGCGTTCGCATAGGACTTCTACCCATTCCTTCGGAAGCATCTCATTGCCCATCAGGTATACCTGACGCAGTATCTCTTCATCGCTTAAGTTTTTAGGTTGAATGCTTTGCATGTTCGTCTCCAAGCTTCTTCGCCCGTACTGGACGCTTGTAAAATTTTAAGAATAGCTTCGACCGAGGGTCGGTAAGCCACGAATACTTCTCCACCATTGAACCAGTTGTAAACAGATTGCCGAGAGGCTCCTGTTACTTTGGCTATCTTAATGGCAGAGAAGTCATGATGCACAGCCCAACGCCCGAGTTGGTTACCCAACGTCTTAGGCGCTTTCTTGACTGCGCTAATTACTTGTTGTGAGTAGGCCATTTTGTAGGTAGGGGCCGAAGCCCCGTAATCCTTTATTCGGCTTCGTCCCAGTCGTCTACCATGGCTGAGAGGTTTGCTTTCGCTTTAGGTACAGCGTTGGGCTTCTTCTCATCCTTGCGAACCACGGGTTCCTCGTCATCCTCTGCGGGCAGAGGCGCGGGTTTGGCTTTCTTAGTTTTGGCCTTCTCAGCCGCCATTGCTTCGGCTTCGTCTTTGTCAAACATCTCGCCTAAAGGCGCGGCAGTTGGGCGCTTGCCTTCAATCTTCAAAGGCTCGGAAACAGCAACGCTTTCAGCCTTAGAGAAAGACATTGTGACGGCCTTAACAGCTACGTCTGTCTTGCCTTGTTGCTGAATAGTTGGGAACTCGTCGTCAGTCAACCAACGCATAGCCTTGAAGAACAACTTAGGTGCCTCAGACTTGGTATCAAACTTCATGCGCGTGATGACCTCAGACGGGTCAATGTTCTGTGCGCCCAAGTGACGAGCATACGCCTGTAGTGCGCGGTTCTCGCCCTCTTCTTTACCGAAGATAGACTTAGCAGGCACAGTCATCTGCAAGACAGAACCGCTCATGTCATTGGCTAACACCACAGCAATCTGTTGTTGGAAGCGGCAAGCGCGGCTGTTGTTCTGACCAGAACCCGCAATGTTTTGTTCGCACCCATCGCACTTAGTGTGTTGTGGGTTACGTGCATCGGGGCTAGGCACCTTGCCGCTTTGTGACCAGCAGTCGGGAGCGCTGGCTTCACCATCGTAAGACTTGGCATAAAACACGCGTGAAACATCAGGCGCGGCATTGACAATCACTACGTCGAGGTAACGCTCTTCAATAGCGGCGATCTCTTTGCCACCTTCGTTGAGACGGAATACACCACCTTTGATGGAGATGCGCTTTGTGCCGCCACCAACTGCACCACCGGCTAAGGCCTTGGCAATAGGTGACAACGATGTGCGGTTCTTTGCGAACGCGGGGGCTTGGGCGGGGTTGAATAGAGCTACATTGCTCATAATGATTCTCCTGATTACTTAGTTGGTTTACGAACTGAAATGGCGTACTCTGTTGTAGAGTTAAGCCCTGCGGGAACTAGACGTGGGTTCTCGGACAAAAAGGTTGCCATGTTGGTCTGCGCAATACGCTTCTCCAACAAATCCAACGCATCGTGTTCCTTGATGAACTCTTTAAAAGAGTCCCAGTCTTGTGTGTTGTAGCGTGTCTTGGTAGACAGCACTACGGTGCCTTGGTCTGTGCGTACACTGGATACACCGAGCTTGAGCATCTGATCTTTAAGCGCGATCTTCACCGCTTCTTGCTGATGCTTAATGTCTTCAACCTCATTCTCATACTGAGTTGTCAACTCTTGTATGCGTGTCTGCATCCTGCGATACACCTTGGCCAACTTGTCCATCGGGACAATGACCTCTGTCGATACTTCCTGAGGAGTAGGTTCCTCATCATCTATGTTTAACATTTGCTTCTCCTGTTTTATGTCTAAGGTTTAACATCATACACGGCATTTATTCTTGTGCAACTCCTTTCTTAAATATTTTTTACTTCACTGTCGAACATGCTGACAAGCATTGCGTGATCTGAAACTTTTGTATTCATTGCCTTGAAAAGCTTCTTCTCAATCGGGCTTGATTCAATGTGCACCACAGTGACTTTGTCAGAGTCCTGACCCTTGCGATCAGCGCGGGCTATACATTGTGTATACATTTCTACTGACATGAGTGGGCCAAAGAAAACAACTGTGTCAGCGGCAGTTAGGGTAATCCCGTGGGCTGTCGCTTGTGGTTGCAAAACTAACACACGTATGCTATCTGTCGTCTGAAAGTCGTTAATGATTTGTCCGCGTTTTGTAGCAGACACGTCGCCATGAATTTGGTCAACGGCATAGCCGTGATTAGTAAGATAAGTAACAATCGTGTTAATGCTTGAGCGGAATAGGGCAAAGATAATTACCTTGCGGCTTGTCTCTTCTAACACTTCTTCCAAAACATTTAAGCGCGGCGCGGCATCAAACTCCACAACTTCTTTTTCATCGGTGTATGCGGCACCACAACTTATCTGTAGGAGTTTGTTTACAGCAACGCCTGCATTGACTGCGCTGATTGTTTCTCCGGCAGCTTGGAAAAGCATCTGCTCTTTGAGTAGCTTGTAGTACTTAGCTTGCTGTGGTGTCATTGGTACTTCGCGTGTGACTGTGATGACTGGTGGTAAGTCAAGGCACTGGTCTTTGGTAAAACGTATTGCGGGTTGTAGCGCCTCGTATACAAGTTCTTTAGCGTTGGGCTTTGGAGCCCACTTGAACACAGTCAGCTTGTTCATTACTTTGTCGCGCCACGATGTTTGAAACTTAGGAACACCGCTAGGGTTAACCAACTTTGCTAGTCCGTATGCGTCCACTGGAGACTGCGATGCGGGTGTGCCCGTCATCATCCACAGATACGTCTCAGGCTTGATGATTGATGCAAGTGTTTTCCATCTGCGTGTTGATGGGTTTTTATATGCGTTAGCTTCGTCAACAATCACCAAGTCAAACCTACCATCGGCATTGACTTCAGAAGCGATTAAGTTCAGGCCGTCATAGTTGGCAATCACAATCTCGTAGTCCTGCTGAATCATTTCAATACGCCGACTAGCTTGAGCATGGTGCGCGACAACGACACTTCTATGTATTACGCTTCGGTTGATGTCGCCTACCCATGCGCTGTGCATGATAGACAGAGGGCACAGAACCAACACACGCCTTACTTCACCACGCTTCATCAAGAAGTCAGCCGCCCATAGCGCAGACAAAGTCTTGCCAGTTCCGGGGTCGTTAAAGCAGAACGCTCTGCGGTGTAGTGTGAGGAAAGCAGACGTCTCTATTTGGTGAGCCATTGGTATAAACTTTCCCGGCCAGTCGTAGCGCCTAGTGATAGGCGACGGCACATCCTTAACACCAAGATTGCGTAGCACCCTTGCTTCATCAAGCCCCCAGTACACAGCTACCTCAAAGATACCGTCCGTCTCAGATAGCACTTTATGCTTTGGAATGATTGCGTACTTGTGTGGGTTGCGTGTGCGCAGTACGAGCGCCTTGTCGTCAACTATTTGCATTACGCATCTTCCTTCAGTCTAGACCACGGTGTTGTATCGCTGTGATGGTTAAGCTCTTCCATCTTTTTATTTGTGTGCAGTCGTGCTGACGCATCAGACCAGAAGTCTTCTTCTAGCTCCGACACATCTACCCACGTATCACCATAACGTGCACGCCACAAGTTGACCAACTCAGATAAAGGTATCGAGTACACGGGGTCGTTGTTAGGGTTGAACGTAGTCATAGTGACGTGTTGTTGCCCCATAGCCTGTGCTTGCCCCATAGCCTGTGCGTACACTTGAGCGCTTATTCCTAATTTTTTAGCAAGCGCGGCCTCAGTAGCGGTAAGCGTTACCATATTCTTTACTTTTCCCATTTGCTTCTCCTTAATTTATTTTGGATTACGACACACATACTTAGAGCGATCGGTTAAGAAGTGAATCTCAAGTTCACCTTCTCTTCTCATTCTGTCGTACGCGTCTTTGTAAAACTGGTCTTCTATTACTTCCACCAGATCAACCCAGTCATGTCCCCAACGCGCTACCCAGAGATCGATAAGTCTTGCAGTCGGTATGTCACTTAATAGAGTGGTCTGACTTTCTTGCATACGAACGGTTTGCGCTCGCGTCTTTGACGCGGAGATTCGAACGTACGGTTTTTCCTCCTTTTGAAAGCGCTCTTTTGTGGTCGACATCTTTTCCATCTCCTTTATGTACTAGTCCTTCCTTCTCCATGATTGCTCGTGCTTTGTTTCGTGCGGCACGTTTTTTCTTGACCATCGGTGTGCCGTCATATTGCTCATATTCTTTTGCGTATGGGCGTGGTTTGTTTACGTAAGGCATGTGTTTCCTTTCAGTGTTTCTTGTTGAACTCGCAAGTCTTTACTGGGCACCAACCGCACAGTGGCGTTTGGTTTGGGTTCCACACGTTGTTGGCGTAGCTGGCTTCAAGCCGCGCTGTACGCTCACGATAGTCCCACCAGTGTTTGTCGGCGTCATCTCGTGCCATTGACATCTTGACCATATCATTTTTCACAATGAACAGCAATGCTGAGTTGACCTTGCGGATGTGTGGAAAGTGGGCAAACACCATGAGCGACATGAGAACTAATTGATCTCTATCGGGATACTTGTTGTTGCCAGTTTTCCAGTCACCCACCCACGCCGTAAGGTTGTCGTCATTAACAACAAGGATGTCAGCAATGCCGCGCACCCATACGTCTTTGTCTTTCCAACCAGTAGGCTTGAGGTCGACAGTCAGCGCCATCTCATACTCTGCAAGCTTGCGTCCGTTCTTCTTCAGCATGGCGTCCACTACAGGCTTGAACTGCTCGTACTCAGGAGGGATTGGTTTATCCTCTGCGATGTAGTCCTCAATAGCCTTGTGTACCTGATTGCCGTAACGTGTTGCCTCAGTCTCAGTGAACGGGTAGTTCTTCAAGACCTTGATTTCATGATAGCGGCGTTGGCACCCCTCAAAATCTTTGAGGGCTGAGTGTGACCATGCGGGTTGTTTCATAATTTTGCGGAATTGACTGCGTCAGATAGGCGGTTGGCAAAGGCGGTAACGAAGCGTTCGTTGGCACACAGGTCGTGACCCATGTCGTAGAGGATACAGTGTGTAAGCTCGTGCCAAAACGTGTCCTCAATCTCACCTTGCTCGAACGCGTTGCCTTGGTTGTCGAACCGCGCTATCTCAATGCGGTTCTCGTCGTAGTACGTGCGCCCATAAGACGCAGGGTCTTGTATTGTTTGTGGGCGCGTAATCTCGTACGTCTTCTTGCCCACGCCGATGCGTCTTGGTATCTGCATTGCTTCTCCTAGCTTTTTGCTAATCCATACCTCCGGTGAGCGCCACCGTCAGCGTCCAATGGAATACCCTTCATGTAGGGCGGCTCCATAGTCATTTGCGCCAAGACCCATGTCTTAGCGTCAACCACTTCATCGTCAGGTACAACAGCAATCAACTCATCATGCACTGTGCCTGCGATCGGGTATTTCTTTGCTACCCTCAACATACCATCCGTCATAACAATACGTGCTAATGCCTGCGTAATGTTGTTCGTTATCTTTCCTGCATACAACTTGGTAGCGTGTGGCCCATAGACTGCTTGGCTCCTACCTTTGTCGTCCGTCTCATAGCGAAGATCAGGGTACAACAACTTCATTCCGTTTGGTAATTCTATCTCACCTTTGCGGAACGTAATACATTTATACACCAGTTCTTCACCATTGACAAGCGCTCTATGTAAAGCTGTTTCACAGAGACTCCAGAATGCTACAACAGGGTACGCAGTCCTCCTGTACGTATCTATGATTGCCTTGGACGCAAGTACGTGGTTCAGCAAGTCTTCTGTAGAACACGTGTGTGGGATGTCGAACAGCTTGTCATCAATGTCAGTTATCTTTACGAACGATTGCGCATACTCCGAATCGACGCCTAATCGCTTTGCGAAGTCCCGCGAATACCGCACAGGCGGCGCACCTAGAAAGCCTACCAACAACTGCGACGCAAAGGACGCCCACCCGAGCCCGTAACCACACCCAAGCAACGCGCTTTTTGCAGACTGCCGTAAATCGGGGTGAGAGTCCTTAGTGAGTCCGGGTATGTTAAACATCTGCGCACCGAACGCGGCATAAGGGTCACCCCCTGCGCGGAAGATGTCAAGCATATCTTCGTAATCCGAAAGCCACGCGAGTACTCGCGGTTCAATCTGCGAAAGATCCCCCACAACGAGTTGGTATCCTTCTGGAGCCATAATTGCTTTGCGTAGGAATGAGCCTCGCTTGAGGTTTTGCATGTTGATTGCCGAGCCTTTGGCCGCTGTCCACCGCCCTGTCTGCGCCCCGTAGTACGAGAGCGGAACTGGAAGCGTGCCGCGTTTGCCAATGTCAAGGAATCTTTGGGCACGCGTTCTCTCAGTGGTTGATTTAACTTTAAGACGCGCTTGACAAAGTAGGGCAACGTCTTCACGTTCACTGTTAAGCAACGTCTGAAATAGGGCATCATTTTTAGCGAGGGCAAGTGTTGTCCTGCCTGTCGTCTTGCTTGTCTTGGTTGGCGGAACCACACCGAGTTTTGTAAGTAGTTCAGCAAACTTTGGGTTCGATGCCAACTCAGCATCTTCCACGCCGAGCCTCTGTAGTAGTTGTTCACGAGCGGTTTCCTCCTCGGCTAATGCCTTTGCTAACATTGGTTGATCTAGTACTAACAGCGGACGCGTGTACATCTTGAGCGTCATGTCGATGAGCCGTAGCTCTTTCGCAGGGTAGCCTTTAACAAGTCTTTTGAATATCTCCTCGCACAGAAATA